CGTTTTCTTGTTCTTTGTTTGATACCGGTTTATTTGCCATAGTGCGTGCCACCGATTCTGCACTTCTGCCCACAACATAACCTCCAAGACCTATTTGTAATAGTGTCCAAACATCACCTGGTAAAGTTATAGTTATAGAAGCTTTAAAAAAAAATAAGATAACAGGTCCTAATACATAGTTCCATATTAATATAAAAATTAATACGTACATAAGTAATGGTCTCCAGCTAGATGCAAACCATCCAGCTTTAGCTTCAGCTTCAATAATTTTAGCTGCTGCTGTTAATTCTTGGGTATGTGATTGTAGCATCTGCGTTTGCAGATCTGCTTTTAACTTTGCTGCGAGATCTTTGTCTGCAACGGCTTTATCAACGGTGTTGAATAAGATTTTTGCAAGTGGGGCAACTGCTTGAATGATGGGCAACATTCTTTAAATTTCTCCTGTCTTCTTATACCAAGATATGGAACCATTTGCAACATCACTGCTATTGCTTTGTCTCCAGATACGGTCCATTTCCATGATTTATTGTGTTTTTTATTTTTAGGTATGTGTGTTGTTATACAACCCAATTTAAAATAATCTATAAATCTAACTACAATGTCTTCATCACACATTCTAATCTGTATTCTAAAATATCTATTGGCTTTACTTTCTTTTCCCCAATAACCAAAGGATCCTTCACCCTCAAATACACCAGCAAGAAAAATTAATTTCTCTCTTTGTGTTAGAGTTCTATAATTATTTAACCCCGATAAATTTTTTTCCACTTTTTTGAATATCTTTTATGCCTTGTATGTCTGACTTTGCACCATTTCGTCTATAAATGCAACCACCTTCTTTCATTCCTTGTGGACTAGGTCCTTTTTTAGGAGGTGGGCCAAATCTAACACCAGGCATTGTGATCTTTTTAATCTTTGGTTGTGCTATTTTACTAATTTTAGGTTTTTTTATTTTTTTAATTGTAGGATTTTTAAGATACTGGCTCATCTTTTAGGAAAAAATGCTTGTTGGTTCTTTTCTCTAGCAATTTTTAACTTTTCTTCTGCAACTTTGATTCTTTGTGCAGCTTGTTGTTCTTGATTTTCTAATTTCATCTTCTCAACATCAATTCTATCTTCAAATTCAAAAGTTTTTCTCTCCATATCTTGTTGAGATTCGTTAGCACGTCTTTGAATATCTAAAGCTTTAAGGTCTAACTCTCTTTGTTTCAACATTACTAGTGGATCTTGTTGTTCTCCACCTTCTGCTTGTACTAATTGTTGAGTTAATTCTGCAACTCTCTTAGCAACGAATGAATTAAATTGAACTTGGTAACCATTTGGATCTTGTTTTTGCATTGCAACCATATTTGGATCTTGCATTAATGTAGCACCAATCTCTCCATGCGCTTGATAAGCGATATGATCTGAAATATGTCCTTGAAGTAGAGCATAAACCATTGGGTTTGTTTGTACCATTCTACTTTGCATGAAAATTGTATGTGCATTTACGTGAGAAACATGGTCTTGCTCTGGAAATACTTTTAACATTTCCATTCTAAGTGCTTTAGAATTCTCTGTAGCTGGATCTTCTGGTGTAGGTTCTTTTTCTGGAATTAATAAATCATCAATTTGTCTAGTTCCTAACGCCTCATACACTCTTCTATAAGCTTCTCTCAAGTTATGCATTTGAGGATTTGACATTGCAATCTTTAAATTTTCTTTTGCAAGTGTAACTCTTTGTGCCATTGAATAAATACTTGGGTCTGCAACTGGAATAACATCTACTCTACCATCAAAGTCTACCGCTTTAATTTTTCTATCTGCACCATAAACTGCATATGGATATTCTGGTGGTAAGTAATCTGCAAATACTCCTGCTAAAATTCTAAATTCTTGTTTCATTGCGTAGTAACATCGCTTATGAATAGCTGACATTACACGAGAACCGCGTTCTAATAATGCCATTGTAGTTCCAACAGCTGCTTGTTGGTTACCATCTCCTACTTGCATATCTGCAATTGAAGCAAATCTTTGACCTGCTTGAACTACAAATCCTAATAATTGGAATAAAGTTTGCGAAGGTTCTTTAAAAGGTAGTATTTGGAACTGATCTTTTATGTTTCCGCCTGGTGCATCTACGTCTCTGAACTCACCTGGCTGGAATGGTTGGTCATCATCCCTGATTCTAATTCCACGGCTCTTGAATCCTGCTGGTAAATTAGCAAGAGTACCTGCATCTAGTAATTGTCTTAAGCTAGAAGTAGCAGTTCTAGATAATCCACCAATCATGTGAATTAATCCAAAGCCATAAAATCCTAAACCTGGTAAAAATTTGTAATGTACAAAGTATTCTTTTCTTGTTTTTAATGGATCATCTTTGTCATAGTTTCTATAAATAGATAAAACTTGTTGCGAGCCTTCATCAATAGTTACAATGTAAGGTATCTTAATATTTTTTTCTTCTGTATCTGCTGTTGTTTCATATTCACTTAAATCTAAATCAACATGCATTTCTAAAATGTTATATTGATATGTTGTATCTCCACTTGGTTTTACACCTTCAATCTCTGATAGCTTTTGTTGTATAGCTGTTTGTTCTGGTTGTTTAGGTATTAATTCTACATCTAAATAGAATCCAGCTTTTTGATATTTAATAACATCATTCTCATTCATTTTAACGACATGAGTAATACGTTCTGAATCTTTTAAATCAGTTGCATAATATGGAACTACTAAATCATCAGCAGGTATAAATTTAGATACTGCTCTTTGTAGTATTTCATCATAATAAACTTTTTTAAATGCAGATCCTGATAATGGTAAATAAAATAATAGTTGGTCAAAGTCTGGAGTGTACTCTTCCATTTTTTCCATCAACATGTAGTTCATGAAATCTTTAACTCGTTCTGCTTGTCTTAAAATATCTGGTGTCTCTAATCCAACGACCTCTGCTCTTACAGGTCCTTCTGCTGGTAATAATTCTTTATAGGCTTGTGCTTGAAATTGTGTAACTGATTCTGCAAGAAGTGGATGTGTAACTCCTGTTGCTCCTTGGAACGGTCTAGTCATGTCTTGGTATTTAAATCCTAATAGATCTAAACCTTGAACATAAGTTTGTTCCCAATCTAATCTTGATACTCTATCTTTTTTGTAATCAGCAATAAGATCTAATGCTACACGACTCAGTGCTCTGTCGTCCATGTCTTCCGCAAGATTTTTATAGAAGTCTTCTTCTACAGTTTCTTTTGGAACTATATCTTCTTCAGGAAGAACAACATCTAAACCTTCTTCAGGAATAGAGTTGTCTTCCATTGGAAGTTCTTCATTAATCTTATCTACTTCAGCCATTAAAAAAGTTTAGTGGGTTTACTTCTTGCTAATTTATTTCCTCTTGCAACTACTGATCCACCTGTTGATGCTTTCATCATTTTACCTTTTTTAGCACCTACTGTTCCTTTAAGTCTTGCTAATCTCATAGCTTTTGGACTATCTGGATTTAATTCATATGGTGTACCAATACGTTCTAGTCTTGCAGCTTCAGATGCTCTGAAACCTTCTATAGATCCTGGCTCACCATACATTCTTGTTTTAGGATTTAATGCTGTTTGATTATTGTATCCTGAAGATCTGCTAGATGTATCCATTGATGAATCTATTCCAAATCCTCTATCAGCTCCTCCAGTTGATGTTGACGCCATTGCTTTTCTTGGAGCAATTGATTCGTCAGAAGTAAGATCTCTAGTTTCGCTTCTTGCAATTTCAAGTCCTTTTTCTTCTGCTGATTTACCTAATACTTTAGATGCGCCATATGCTGCAGCGAGACCTAAACCTATTTTAGCTAAATCGTTTAATTGTTTTTTTGCCATGGTTGTTTTCCTTGTTGTTATAACAAGTTTATTTTAACATGCAATGATAATTAGGACTATACTTTACAGTAAATCGTTAATATATCCACCGCTTTTTACCTTGATTTCTCCACCTTCTTTTTTATTTTTCATGGTATAAAGCTCTTGCTCTAATATATCTACCTGATCTACATCGCCTTTCATTTTGGCTTCTTCTAACAATTGTAGTAACTGTGTAATTCTACTTGGCATTATAGTAAATCTTTAATGTAATCTTTGCCTTTACCTATCTCTACTGATCCACCTTTAGACATTGTTTTAACTTCTTTAGCATCCATTACAGGAATACTACTTGCACTCATTGTACCTGGATTAGTTCCTTGGGCCGTGGACCGCGGCGCTTGGCTATTGTTTGATGTTAAATTTAAATTGTAATATTGTTCTGGTGCTCTTTGCGCTTTAAGCTTTTCAAACAATTGTGGAAACATTGTACTTATTATAGAACCTAACCCTGCTTTTTTAACTTTCATTATATTAAATCCTTTATGTAATCTTTACCTTTACCAACCTCTACCATACCACCTGTATTCATAGTAGCTGTTTTAGGTGCAATAGTATTTTGTTGTGTTTGATCTTTTTTAGGTTCGTAATATTTTGCTAACTCATTACCACCAATACCAAGATTCTTTGCAATGCTTCTTGCTTCAGAAGAACTCTTTAAAAGTTTATCTGCGCCAATACCAATTAAACTCATTGGACTTTTTTTAACTGCTTCTGCAGCTAAACCTAAAAATGCTTTTTTAACTTTTAACATTATATTAAATCCTTTATGTAATCTTTACCTTTGCCCATCTCTACAGAGCCTCCTGTATTAAAAGTTTGTTTATATCTTATTACAGCTCTTTTATCAGTTGCTTTACCAAAAGTTTCTGAATCTCTTTTAGTAATTCCAGCTTCTGCACCAAATCCACTTTCAAAATCTTTTCTATATTGAATACCTTTGCTACTTACTTTATCAGTTCCCATTGGAGAACTTATATCTTCTTTCTTTTTACTAATATCTATATTACCAAATTTAGATTCAATGTTTACACCAACAACTTTATCTTTAATCTCAGTTGCATTTTCAAATCTAGTTCCTGCTTCAACTCTAGGAGTTACATCTACGGGTCCTACTAAATCTTTAATGTATTATGAATTGCTCACTTAGAA